CTAACCCTAGAACAAATATCAAATTTACCAACAGACGCTCGTAAAGATTATTTAAAAACTGCATTAATGTTGGAAGAGAGAAAGAAACAACAACTTATACGAGATGACTTTCTTGTTTTTGTAAAACATCTATGGCCAAATTTTATTGAAGGTGAGCATCACAAAATTATGGCAGAAAAATTTAACAGAGTTGCATCAGGTGATATCAAAAGACTAATTATTAACATGGCACCAAGACACACCAAGTCTGAGTTTGCATCAAACTTTCTACCTGCATGGATGATTGGTAAACAACCAGACTTAAAAATTATCCAAGCTACACACAACGCGGAGCTCGCTGTCCGTTTCGGTAGAAAAGCAAAAACACTCATGGACTCTGAAGAGTACAAAGAAATATTTAACACAAGACTTAGAGAAGACTCCAAGGCGGCAGGTAAGTGGGAGACGGACCAAGGCGGTGAATACTACGCAGCTGGTGTCGGCGGTTCAATAACCGGTCGTGGTGCGGACCTACTAATCATTGACGACCCGCACTCGGAGCAAGATGCGATGAACATGGCTTCTTTTGATCGTGTATACGAGTGGTATACATCAGGACCACGACAGCGTTTACAACCTGGTGGTAGAATTATTTTAGTTATGACAAGATGGAATGTAGCTGACTTAACAGGTAAACTACAAAAAGCACAGAAAGAACCAAAGGCAGACCAGTGGGAAGTGATAGAATTTCCCGCCATCCTTCCTTCAGGATCACCAGTGTGGCCAGGATACTGGAAAAAAGAAGAGCTAGAAGCGGTAAAAGCATCCGTAAGTATACAAAAATGGAATGCTCAGTACCAGCAAAACCCAACAGCTGAAGAGGGATCAATTATCAAAAGAGAGTGGTGGAAACAATGGCCAAAAGATTCACTACCACCACTTGCACATGTCATACAATCCTACGATACGGCATTCATGAAGAAAGAAACATCTGACTACAGCGCCATAACTACGTGGGGTGTGTTCTATCCAAACGAAGAAGGTGAGGCCAATATCATACTTCTTGACGTTGTAAAAGACCGATACGAGTTCCCCGAACTACGACGCGTTGCCAAAGAACAATACGACTATTGGCAGCCAGAAACCGTCATAGTCGAGGCTAAAGCATCGGGGCTACCGCTTACATACGAACTTAGGCAGATGGGCATACCGGTTATTAACTTTACACCTAGCCGTGGAAATGATAAACATACTAGAGTGAACGCTGTCGCGCCTTTATTTGAGTCGGGCATGGTCTGGTATCCAGACCGTAAGTTTGCTGAAGAGGTTATAGAGGAGTGCGCTGCATTCCCACTTGGGGAACACGATGACCTAGTGGATAGCATGACTCAAGCCGTAATGAGATTTAGACAAGGTGGTTTCGTGGTGCATCCTGAAGACTATGAAGATGAACCAGTATCCCATCAGCAAAGGACATACTATTAATGGAATTTTTATTTAGGCTTTATAATAGAATTTTTGGAAAAGTTAAAAAAGCCGGCATCCAATCAACAGAAAAAGAACAGATCATGGACTTGCTTAACGACATGATCACTCAATTAAAACAAGGCACCGCTAAAATAGATGATCAAATTAGTGAGCTTACAGAAATAAACAGAATCATAGACAAAGCAGAGGAAAGAACAAAAAGTACGGCGATGGAAAAACTATCAATGCCAGAAGACGAATTTAATGAAATGATTAATAAGCTACCCGATGATGATCCATTACCTTTCGGTAAGTCAGGCGAGGCTGAAGAGTTTATTAAAAGCTTAGATGATGACTCATTACCTTTCGGTAAGTCAGGCGAGGCTGAAGAATTTATTAAAAGTTTAGACGAAGTTGATCCCGTAACAGGTCGACCTAAAGGTGTTCAAGAGCGCATGGATGACGTGCCGGATAAACTTCTACCCCCCACGTCTCTGAACGCTATGCTAGAAAAACTTGCAAGCAAAACGGGTCTTACGTCAGAGCAAATTAAAAAAGCTCTTGTTGATAATCTCAACGAGGGTTACGCACCAAACGACCCAAAAAGAATGAAACTTGATGACAATGAAAGGTTGGAAGCATTTCTTCAAGTAAAAATGAAATTTGGTGATGAGGATGAATTACTAGAAGATATCATAGAGGGTTTTTATAGCCCCACACTGGATGCGTTCAAAGAGGCAGGAGAAGAAGTGTCAGATATTAAAACTTTAAAGGAGCCTAAAAGCAACATAGAGGCAGTAATGGATGATGACATAGGATTAATAAAACAACAAAAGAAAGATCTTGAACGAGCTGAAGAGTTGATGGCAGACATAGAAAACTTCGGCAAAAGTTTTGATGAAATAATGCAAATGGTGCAGGATGAAAAAGTTATACCTTTTAAACCAAAGAAAAAAGCAACAGGGGGTCGTGTTCAGTTAAAAGATGGTGGTGGACCAAAGATCGGGCGACGTGGATTCTTAGGAATGCTTGGAGCAGGTATTGGTAGTTTAATGATGCCAAGAGGTGCTAAAAAAGTTGCAGACGCAATGGCACCGACCATTAAAAAAATAATGCCAGCTCCTGGCATGCCTGATTGGTTCCCGTTACTCGCTCAACAAATCAAAACAAAAGGTAAAAAAGTAAGAGAACCAGATTATGCTGACTTTACATCGGGTGGCGACACAACAGTAAGATACGAATTAAAAAATAAAGATTTAGCGGGCGATAAAATATTCTTAGAAGAAGACATGCAAACCGGCGCTGTGAGCATATTTGGTCGTGGCGATGACTATCAACAAGTTTCAATGGACTATTTCCCAGGACCAAGAACTGTAGACAAGCAAGGCAGGATTAGAGAAGCCGAACCAAATTTTGAGATGATGGAGTTTGCAAAAGGAGAAATACAGGATGTAGAAAACTTCGGTGGCATAGATGAAATGCGCGGGGATCTAGGAACGTGGATTAAACTATCTGGCATAGACAAAACAGCAAAGAAACAATTAGAAGAAGTTAAAAAATTATTTAAAGAACAAACAAAAGATCCAACTCCCCCCGAACCACCTACTGGCTCAAAAGAGTTTTCGGAAGGCGGCGGCGTAGGATCGTTATTTAAGAGGAAAGCATAATGGCTATAGATAAAGATCTGCCCAACGAACCGGAAAGAGTAAAACTAGAAGTAGAAGGTAACAAACAAGAGGTTGAGATACAACAAGACGAACCACCAAAAGGTCCAGTAGAAATAAACGAACTAGAAGATGGTGGTGTTGAAATAGATTTTGACCCACAAGCTGTAATTGGTGAGGGTGGACAAAACCACGAAGCAAACTTAGCAGAGTATATAGATGATGACATTCTTGGTGAGATTAGTTCCGAGCTCATGGGAGACTTTACAGAGTACAAATCATCACGTGATGATTGGGAGCAGTCATACATCAAAGGCCTAGACCTACTTGGTTTTAAATATGAAAACAGAACAGAACCTTTTCAAGGTGCGTCTGGTGCGACACACCCAGTATTAGCTGAAGCCGTCACACAGTTTCAAGCGTCAGCATACAAAGAGTTGCTACCAGCAGGTGGACCAGTAAGAACACAGATCGTAGGACTTATAGATGAAATGAAAGAGGCACAATCAGAACGTGTCAAAGAATTTATGAACTATCAAATCATGACTGAAATGAAAGAGTATGAACCAGAGTTCGACCAAATGTTATTCGACTTACCACTTGCAGGATCGACATTTAAAAAAGTTTACTACGATCAAACAATGGCTAGATGTGTATCTAAGTTTGTGCCTGCAGAAGATTTAGTCGTGCCATACAGTGCAACTTCACTAGAAGATGCAGACTCCATCATGCATGTGATAAAAATGTCAGCAAACGATTTACGTAAACAACAAGTCAGTGAGTTTTATAAAGATGTAGATCTTGGTAGCTCTTACTACGACCCAGACGATGTTGAAGAAAAGAAAGCCGAGCTCGACGGTGCAAGCGTCAATAACAAAGATGAAGTGTATACACTTATCGAGTGTCACGTAGACCTAGACTTACATGGCTACGAAGACAAAGATGAAGAGGGCGAACCAACAGGTATTAAACTTCCATACATCGTAACAATTGTTGAAGGATCAGGTGAAGTATTGTCGATTAGAAGAAATTACAGTCCACAAGATCCAACAAGAAAAAGAAAAGATTATTTTGTACATTTTAAATTTTTACCAGGACTAGGCTTTTATGGATTCGGCTTGATCCACATGATAGGCGGTTTATCAAGAACTGCCACGACTGCGTTGAGACAACTTCTCGATGCGGGCACCTTGGCTAATCTCCCTGCCGGATTCAAGATGCGAGGTATTCGCGTCAGAGACGAAGCTCAACCGTTGCAGCCGGGCGAGTTCCGTGACGTCGATGCTCCTGGTGGAGATTTAAATGCAGCATTTAAACTGTTACCTTTCAAAGGAGCAGACCAAACGTTACTACAGTTGATGGGTGTCGTTGTGCAAGCAGGTCAGAGATTCGCGAGCATAGCTGATATGCAAGTCGGTGATGGCAACCAAAGTGCAGCTGTTGGCACGACCGTTGCATTATTGGAACGTGGATCGCGTGTTATTTCAGCTATTCACAAAAGATTGTACGCAGCGATGAAACAAGAATTTATGTTAATGGCTGATGCGTTTGCAACATACCTACCACCAGTCTATCCATACAATGTAGTGGGTGGACAAAGACAAATTAAACAAATGGACTTTGGGCCAGAGATTGATGTTGTGCCCGTTGCTGATCCAAACATCTTTTCACAGACACAACGTATCGCAATGGCACAGACAACTATGCAGATGGCACAAGCAAATCCTGCAATGCACAACATGTACGAGGTTTACAGAGACTTGTACGAGGCGTTGGGCGTAAAAAATATTGACTCGATACTAAAACGACCAGTGCAACCAACTCCAATGGACCCAGCTATGGAAAATATTACAATTTTAGGTGGCGGACAGGTCAAAGCTTTTCCGGGACAGGACCACAAAGCACACATGGATGCACATTTAACGTTCATGGCGACAAAAACTGTGCGAAATAACCCTGTTGTGATCGCTGCATTACAAAAAAACATCATGGAACACATCGCTTTGATGGCCCAAGAGCAGATTGAGATGGAATTTAAGGAAGAATTGATGCAATTACAGCAATTACAGATGCAAATGGCACCAATACAGCAACAAATGGCCATGAATCCGCAAGCATTACAGCAAAATCCACAAGTTATGCAGATGCAACAGCAGATGCAGAGCCTAACACAGGCTATTGAAGCAAGAAAATCCACTTTAATTGCTGAAACACTGGCAGAATACCAAGAAGAAGAGGAAAAACTGTTTAATGAGGTCGGTGATGACCCTCTAATTAAATTGAAATCACGAGAAGTTGACCTGAAAGCAAAAGAAGAGATGAGAAAAGAAGAAGAAGGCAAACAAAAAGCAAACATGGACAGATTAAAACTAATTCAGAGTAGAGAAATAGCAGAAGACAAGCTTGAGCAAGACGATGAACATGCTAAACTGCGTGCATCCGTGTCTTTAGCAAAAGACGGTGTAAAACAAATGAAAGCAACAGTTATTGAGGGGCAATAATGGCGGTGGAAAAAACATTATTAGAAGAACGAAAAGGTTTTAAACAAGGTGGCCGTGTGGGTTTCTTTGGTGGAGGCGGGGCCGACATGGGCGCCAAAGACAGAGCGAAAGAAAGAGCAGATAGAGGCTACGGGGGCGGTAACCAAAGTGGTAACGTCGGCGGCGCTGGCTCTGACAAAGGCGGCGATAAAAAAGGTAAAACTTTTTCGCAAAAGCTTAAAGAAAAGCAGCTACAAAATAAAGCCGCGCTTGATAAACTTGAAAATAAAATACATAACGAAAAAGCCATTAAGGAAGGCACTGCTGTTACAAATGTAAATCCAGTCACAGGTGAAGTCAATTATGTAATGAATCAAGGTAAGATTGTCACTTACTCAGGAGGTGCTGCTAAAAAGAAAGCAGACGCACAAAAAAGAGCAGCTGAACTAGCACAAAAAGAATTACAACAACAGGGTATTAATGTTAGTCTTGGTAGAGCTAAAGATATCCTAGATCAACAACGTCAAAGATTACTAGACAGAGCAAGAGAAAATCAAATAACCGGACTTGGTTTAGATAGACTGGGTCAGTTAAATCAAATGTTTGGTGCAAATCCAACCACTGGTATGGGTCTTGGTGAGTCTTTGAGATTTCAAGGTCGAGGTTTGGCTCAAGATCTACCGGGTCTTGCGAAAGCCGCTGGCTTTGTTGCTAATCCACTTGGATCTATTGCAACTGGTCTTTTAACCGGAGGAAAAGGAATTGTAGATTTGTTAAAAACAAAAGGACAAAATGTATTAGCAGAGTTGAGAGATGAAGACATAGTTGGTTACACCGACCAAGGCACACCTGTTCGTGTTGGTCAGAATATTACAGAAACGGACGGACCTGGTTTTTTTGAAGGAATAGCATCTAAATTAAGAATAGGTGAAGGAGCTCCTTTTGTAGAAGATAGAGGACGTGGAGGAGAGCAAAGAGGACTAGCTTCCCTGCAACAACCTGTGGTTAATCCGGTAATACCACAACCAATACAGAATTTACCTATAACAACTCAACCAGTGACAGGACAGGTGTTAAATCAATATTTAGCTTTAGCAGGTTTTAGCCCACAAGAAATACAAGGCATGCCATCAGCTTTTAGGTTTATAGGATAATGGCAATATCAAGAAGACAACTACCAAAAACAACCGAACAAAAACGTAAGAAAGTCAGTAAGGTAATGCGTGAGTTTAAAAAAGGTAAATTAAACATTGGACAAAGTAAGAAAAAAGTAAAGAATAGGAAACAAGCCATAGCTATCGCACTTAACGAAGCTGGCGTAAAACAGAAGAGGAGACGCAAATGATCGAATCAATAAAAGCAAAAGCAATGCATTACTGGACAGAGCACAAGTATGTAGTTTGTGCAGTCGCATTCGTGGTAGTAGTTCTACTAATAGGAAATCTCACATAATCAAATGATACTTGACGTAGTCAAACTAGCAATCGGCGCTGGCACCCACATAATGAAAAATAGACAGCAGCGTAAAATGCTCGAGTCAGATGCAGCTATGTTGCATGCACAAAAAATGGCAAGTGGCGAAATCGAGTATCAACAGCAAGTGCGCGTGTCAAATGACAAAGGATGGAAAGACGAGTTCGTGCTGATTTTAATTTCGCTCCCAATTTTATTGTTGATATGGAGTGTGTTTAGTGATGACCCAACAATACAAGAAAAGATAGATGTATTCTTTGACAAGTTTGCAAATCTTCCTTTCTGGTATCAGAGCCTCTTTATCGGAGTCGTGGCTAGTATATACGGACTCAAGGGCGCAGATATATTTAAGAAAAAATAGTTTGACTTAATCAACATCGGGGGGTGAAGATGGGGGAAGATAACAAGCCCAAGAACGCACTTGACGAGTTCTGGGAAAACTTGGGGGACAAGGAGAAAAAAAATGTCAGAAGCTACAGATCCAGTACACGCGATATACAAGTTGCGAAGAACAATAAAAGAAATATTAGACGGACTAATAATGACCCTCGCCGCCGGAGGGATTGACAATTACGAAGAATATAAATATATAATAGGTAAGGTACACGGTATCGACTTAATAAATCAGGAACTCTCTAACCTGCTAGAACCAAAGGAGCCAAAAAACGATGATGACAAAGTCACACGCATTAGAAAATAAATACAAAGAAGAAGACAAACAAGTCAAAGAAGAAACACAATCAACAAGTTTAGAAAAGCTACCAGACCCCACAGGTTGGCGTTTGTTAGTTATGCCTTTTGCAGTCAAAGAGAAAACTGAAGGCGGTATTATTATAGCACAGGAAACATTGGACAGAGCACGTGTTGCAACACAGGTTGGATACGTATTGAAGATGGGAGATCTTTGTTACAAAGACGAAGATAAATATCCTACAGGTCCGTGGTGCAAGGAAAAAGATTGGGTGGTCTTTGCAAGATATGCAGGGTCACGAATGGAGATTGATGGTGGTGAGATACGATTACTAAACGATGACGAAGTCTTAGGAACAATAGATGATCCTAATGATATTCTTCACGCATTTTAACATAGAGGAGGATAACCTATGCAAGACGACGATTTAAAAATAGATGTCGGTGAAGCTGATGAGCAAGAACAAGAAATTGATCTTGAGGCAGAACCACAACAACAAGAACAACCAGAGCCAGAAGAGATAGCAGTAGAAGAAGCACCCGAAGAATCAGAAGAGCCAGCTCAAACTCAAAAGCAAGAGATGGACGAATACAGCGAAGGTGTTCAAAAACGAATAGCTAAACTTACTCGTAAGATGAGAGAAGCTGAAAGACAAAAAGAAGAGGCTATCCAATACGCTCAAACTGTAAAAGATGAAAACCAAAACTTAAAATCAAAGTATGACTACATACAATCAAACTATGGTGATGAGTTTGAAAAAAGAGTTAAGTCTGATTTAGAGTCTGCCCAGATAAAATTAAGGGACGCGATCGCTAACAACGATGTTGATGAACAAGTAAAAGCACAGACTATTTTAGCTGGTCTTTCTATGGATAGCAGTAGAATTAGTCAGATGAAAAAGACACAAGAGGAGCTTGAGCAAGCAAAAGCGAACGTTAAAACAGAAGCTGCACCAGCCCAACAAGCACCAGCAGCCCCTGCACCAGATCCCAAAGCAGACGTTTGGGCCGCTAAAAACTCTTGGTTTGGCACAGATAATGCCATGACTTACAGTGCTTTTGACATTCACAAGAAACTTGTTGAAGAAGAAGGCTTTGATCCTACGACAGACGAATATTACTCTGAAGTGGATAAAAGAATAAGACTTGAATTTCCACACAAATTTGGTAATAATGAGTCAACTACAGCAGAGCAACCTGCTCAGACTGTTGCAAGTGCCAAACGTCCGGCCACAAAGGGACGCAGAAAAACTGTGAAACTCACACCATCACAGGTAGCAATTTCTAAACGATTAGGTGTGCCGCTAGAAGAATATGCGAAACAATTAGCCGCGAAGGAGGTATAAGCATATGGAACAAGATAAGAAAATAAAAACTTCCCGCGCGAGTCAAGCTCGGGCTAAAACTGAAAAGCCTAAAGTATGGACTCCTCCATCATCACTAGATTCACCGCCTGCGCCAGACGGTTATCGACACAGATGGATACGCGCCGAAAGCATGGGTACAGATGATACCAAAAACATGTCGGGCAAAATCAGATCTGGATGGGAGCTCGTAAGAGCCGATGAATATCCAGACTCAGATTATCCAAGTGTCAATGAAGGCAGATACGCAGGAGTGATTGGGGTTGGTGGCCTATTGCTGGCTAGGATACCAGAAGAAGTCGCGAAGTCTCGTGAAGAGTACTTCCAACAAAAGACAGCTGACGGAAACGAAGCTATCTCAAACGACTTACTGAAGGAACAGCATCCAAGTATGCCGATCAATGAAGATCGACAGACTCGTGTAACTTTTGGTGGCTCGAAAAACTAATTATTTAGTAATTCCTACCACCGCTAACAAATAACCTTTAAGGAGGATAACACTATGGCTAATGTAGATAGCCCTTTTGGTCTAAGACCTATAGGTAATGTTGTTGGTGGAACAACTTTTCAATCCACGGAATATGAGATTAAAGACAATCAGTCTAACTCAATTTTCCAAGGTGATATCGTTGAGATTGATACAAGTAACGCTGGATTCGTAGACATCCAAGCTGCTGTATCAAACGAAGACGGTATCGGAGTATTCAATGGATGCTTCATCGAAAGTGACCCTTCGACAGGAAAACCTAAATTCTCTAACTTTTATTCTCAAACGAATATTACGCAGGGAAAAATCAAAGCATTTGTATTTGATAACCCGTATCAAAGATTCTTGATACAAGGTGATTCAGCTACAGCTGCTGCTGCGGCAGACATCGGTAAAGTTGCTGACACTGTTGCTACTCATTCAGGTTCAACTATTACTGGTATTTCCGGTTTAGAGTTGGATGTGTCTGATTTAGCTGCAACAGATGGTCAATTAAAAGCACTAGGCTTTACTGGCGATCCGCAAAATAACGAACTAGCAACTCATGCGAACTACGTAGTACAGTTCAATGAACATGCTCATAAAACACAATTATAATAGCAGGAGGATTTAACACATGGCTATATCAAGACAACAACTAGCTAAAGAGCTAGAGCCAGGTCTGAATGCATTATTTGGACTTGAGTACAAAAACTACGAAAACCAGCATACAGAGATTTATGAAATCGAAAACTCTGACAGAGCTTTTGAAGAAGAAGTCATGCTATCTGGTTTCGCAAACGCTGCAGTAAAAGCTGAAGGTTCAGCTGTGACTTTTGACACTGCTAACGAATCTTTCACTTCACGTTATACTCACGAGACAATTGCTCTCGCTTTCGCAATTACTGAGGAAGCAATCGAGGATAACCTGTATGATAGAATCGCTACTAGATATACAAAAGCACTAGCTAGATCTATGGCTCAAACTAAGCAAATCAAATCAGCTAACGTTCTTAACAATGGCTTCAACAGTTCATTCCCAGGTGGTGACGGCAAAGAATTATTTGCAACAGATCACCCGACGCAATCTGCAGGAAGTCTTGCGAATGAGCTATCAACATCTGCTGACTTAAGTGAAACTTCACTAGAGCAAGCGATGATTGACATTGCTGCATTTAAAGATGAGAGAGGCTTTAAAATTGCAGCTCGTGGATTGAAACTAATCATTCCATCTGAGCTACAGTTTATTGCTGAAAGAATCTTAAGATCACCAGCAAGAGTTGGCACTGCTGATAATGATTTGAACGCACTATCTTCAAAAGGTATGTTGCCACAAGGATACGTGGTAAACAACTACCTAACAGATACAGACGCGTTCTTCATTAAAACTGACGTTCCTAACGGAATGAAAATGTTCAACAGAGCTAATTTAAAAACAGCTATGGAAGGCGACTTTGATACTGGAAACGTAAGATACAAAGCTAGGGAAAGATACAGCTTCGGCTTCTCTGACTGGCGTGGTATGTTTGGTTCTCCAGGCGCATAAGCGTTTGATCAAACAGATTAAGAGGGCGGCTTCGGCCGCCCTTTTTATTTGCAATCACCATATTAAAAGCGTATATTCAAAACACTGCGATTATTTAGCTAGTATAGACGCGCGCAGTCGACGGCCTAGAGACTATATTAGCGGAAACTAGGAGGATTATTACCATGGGTAAAACTAACTTTTCAGGTCCAGTAAGATCTATGAGAGGGTTTGTGACTGCAGGTCCAAACTCAGTTGTAGGTATTACGGCAGAAACAACTTTAACTTTTGCAGATCATGCAGGTAAAGTTATAGAGATTAACGACGCTGACGGCGCGGTAACTCTACCAACTATTGCTGCTAACAGTGCATCAGCTATTGCTGGTGCTGACGATCTAAGTGTAAACAGTCACATTGGTGCTGTTTATAAATTTGTGATCGGCACAGACTGTACAGACTGTGATATTAAAACAGACGGAACTGACAAATTTGTTGGTCACGCAACTGTTGTTAATGTTGCAGATGGCACTAATAGCACATTTGCACCTGCATCTAGTAACGATGTTATTAGTATGAATGGTGGTACTAAGGGCGGAGACAGAGGTAGCACAGTGACAGTCACGGCTATTGCTGACAACGAATACTTAGTAGAAGCTGTACTAATCGGTACAGGAACTGAAGCGACACCTTTCGCTGATAGTTAAAATTAACTAATGTGGGCCTTCGGGCCCACACGTTCTTGATTAAGGAGGGAACATGGCAGACACAGTAACAGGACCAACAATCCTACAACAAAACGACAAAAGAGTTACAATCAAAATAGTTGTACAATCTGACGGAACAGGAAGCACAACTGTATTTGGTGATGTATCAGCACTAACAGCTGATGACGATGGTAACGCTGTAGCTCACTTATCACTACAAAGAGTATGGTGGTCATGCGCTAATGGCGATGGCGGCGATGCTTTTGCACGTTTAGATGAAGAAGATTCAGACGGAGATATTCCAATTATAACTTTAATAGACTCAGGATACTGGGACTTTAGAGAGTTTGGTGGCATACCCGCAGATAAATCATCTAACAGTAACCAAAGTGATGTAAACTTTGTTGTGGCTGCGGCAGCTGATTCTGGTAATACATACACTTGCATAGCAGAATTCAAGAAAAAATACGAATAGGAGTAGCACATGGCAACTTCTGGCACTAATGTTTTTGAAACAGGTTTTCCCATTGATGAGGTATTTGAAGAGGCATACGAACGCGTTGGCATGAGAGATATTACAGGTTATCATCTTACGTCAGCAAGAAGATCTCTTAACATAATGCTTCAAGAATGGGCAAATAGAGGCTTGCACTATTGGGAACTAGCAGAAACAAATATTGATCTTATTGAGGGACAAGCAGAGTACACTTTTTTCAGAGCGAGTAGTGATGGCACAAGTGCGACTACGACTGCACCAGCTAGTGTTTTTGGTATAGAGGACGTTCTTGAAATGACTTTTAGATCAGATAGAACACAAACGACACAAACTGATTCTTCAATGACAAAAATAAACAGATCAACATATTCTGCCATATCTAATAAATTAAACAAAGGCACACCTAATCAATATTATGTGCAAAGATTCACAGATAAAGTTGTTGTGACTTTGTATCCGACACCTGATTCTACAGCGGCTACAAAAGATGCTCACATGTATTTTGTGAAAAGAATACAGGATGCAGGTGTTTATACAAACACAGCTGACGTTCCATATAGGTTCGTGCCGTGCATGGTGTCAGGTTTGTCCTACTATCTTGCACAAAAATACAAACCAGAATTAGTACAAAACTTAAAACTATTATACGAGGACGAATTACAACGTGCCTTAACAGAGGACGGTTCTTCTTCAAGCACTTTTATAACACCACAGAATTATTATCCAAATGCCTAAATTTGCCAAAGGAAAATACTCAAAAGCAATATCAGATCGTAGCGGTCTTGCGTTTCCATATCAGGAGATGGTTTTTGAGTGGAATGGGTCTTTTGTGCACACAACAGAGTTTGAAGCAAAAGCACCACAAGTTCAACCAGGACCTCATCCTGCTGATGCAGTGTCATTACAAAATGTTAGAACGGACAGAACAGAAACAGCCGTGCCACAACTATTAGGAATAGATGCTTTTGAAACAGGTTCGTCTGGTTCTAGCACCATTACTGTAACAGAAAGAACTCACGGTAGATCATCTAGTGATACTGTTAGATTTAGAAGTGTTGAAAGTTTTGATGGTATTACAAAAACTAATTTAGAAAACGCATCAGGTTATACAATCACAAAAGTTGACGCAGATACTTATACTTTCAGTGTATCGACAGATACTGCAACAACTGGTAATATTAGGGGAGGAGGAGGCAGAGCCACAGCTGGTCCTGCCACAATAACAAATTAATATGTCATTTACTTTAACAACATTAAGATCTGCAATTAGAGACTACACGGAAGTCGATGATACTGTATTAAGTGACTCTATAATTAATACTATTGTCAAAAATGCTGAGTCAAGAATATTTAGAACAGTGGACTCCGACGACACTAAGTTTTATGCAACATCACAAACCACGAATGGTAACAGATATATCACAGTTCCTACAGGGACTAGAATAATCAGATATATTCAGATTACAGATTCAACTACATCAGACCAAGAATTTTTAAGACAAGTGGACTCTTCGTTTTTGGCTACGTACCACCCAGATCCAGATAACTCCAGTGATTATGGTAAACCAAAATACTATGCTCATTGGGACAATGATAACTGGGTAGTGGCGCCCACTCCAGATGCCGCTTACGATTTGACAATGGCTTACATAAAACAACCAACAACGATAACAACCAGTGATTCCACCACCACTGAAATATCAACCAAACAACCAGATTTACTATTGTACGCATGTTTAGTCGAAACCTTTAAATTCTTGAAAGGTCCTGATAATATGATACAACTGTATGAAGCTTCTTACCAAGAGGCCATACAAACGTTTGCGGCTGAACAACAAGGTCGAAGACGCAGGGACGAATACAGAGATGGTGTACTTCGTTTACCTTTAAATTCACCAACACCGTAATAAGAGGAGAAAATATATGGCAAATGTTATACCTACATCTTTTAAGACAGAACTTCTGTCTGGCACACATAATTTTGCAAGTGGTGGTAATAGTTTTAAGTTAGCGTTATACACAGATATATCTGGTCTAACTGCATCTACTACAGCTTTTACAACTACAAACCAAGTTAGTTCTTCTGGCACAAGTTATACATCTGGAGGTAACGCCTTATCTAGTCAGGCCGTTTCATCTGATGGAACAACTGCTACAGTCGATTTTGCAGATCTTACTTTTTCATCTGTAACTTTATCTGCTGTAGGCGCTATGATTTACAACGATACTAACAGTGACAAAATTTGTGTAGTTCTAGATTTTGGTGGCACGAAGACTGCAACTAACGGAGATTTCGTTGTTCAGTTTCCTGCAGCTGATGCTAGTAATGCTATTATCAGACTTGCGTAAGGATACATAATGGCACTAGTCTTAAACGATAGAGTTAGAGAAACTACAACTACAACCGGCACAGGCGCCGTTGCGCTTGGTGGAGCTGTATCTGGTTTCGAAACTTTTGCAGCAGGTATTGGTAACAGTAATACTGTTTACTATGCAATAGTTCACAGAACAGCAGCTGAGTTTGAAGTTGGTCTTGGCACATTGGATGGTGATAGTTCTGATCTAACACGTACCACTGTAATATCTAGTTCAAATAGTGATAGTGCTGTAAACTTTGCATCAGGCACCAAAGATGTTTTCTGTACGTTACCCGCAAGCAAGACTGTGTTTGAAGATGCAAGTGGTCATGTAACTTTACCACACGATTTATTTATTGAAGGTGGTCTTATTGATCTTAAAAATGACGGCGGTGCTGTATCACAGATTAAATTTTATTGTGAGTCTAGTAACGCACACGCACAGACACTTATTGGTGCGCCACACTCAGAATCTGCTTCTAACACTTTAACACTACCAAGTAGTGGTGGTGATGCAAAACTAGTTTCAGTAAGTTCAACTGCTACACTTACAAACAAATCAATAGACTCTGACAACAATACTATTACAAACATCGTAAACGCAGACATTAAATCTAGTGCTGCAATCGCAGATTCAAAACTAGCTACCATATCTACAGCAGGCAAAGTTGACATAGGTGCACTAGAGATTGATGGTGCAACTGAGATGGGTGCAGCTTTAGCTGATGCTGATTTATTAATTGTAGATGACGGAGCTGGTGGCACAGAAAAATCAATGTTGGCATCTAGGATACCGACCTATGTATTTAGTAAAGTTAGCGGTGATGCAACTGTAGCGTCTAATGGTGCATTGACTATTGCGGCTCAAGCTGTCGAAAATTCTATGTTGGCTGACGACGCTGTAGGAGCTGACGAATTAGCTGCAAATGCTGTTGTCACCGCATCTATAGTAGATGATAACGTCACTCAAGCAAAAATAGCTGACGATGCAGTCGGAGCTGACCAACTAGCAGCAAGTGCTGTTGTCACCGCATCAATCGTTGACGACGCTATTACAGAAGCTAAAATTGCAGATAATGCAGTTGAAAATGAGCATATCAACGACAACGTAATTTCAGGGCAAACTGCTCTTACATCTGGACTTGCATCGACAGATGAGTTATTAATAAGTGATGGCGGAACAATCAAAAAAATGGACGTCAGCGTCATAACTGAGGTAACAGACGACTCAGCTACGGCACTAGCTATCGCACTAGGATAAGGAGAAACAAATGGCTAATACATTTAAGGTCAAAACAAAAGCAGGAGTTGGAACATCAATCACAACTGTGTACACAGTTCCAAGCTCTACAACTACGATTGTTCTAGGCCTCATCGTCGGTAACGTCACAGGCTCAGCGGTCAACGCAACAGTGCATGTAGAAACCGACACATCAGATACAGAAACAAACGGCAACGTTGAGCTAGTAACAAATGCACCGATACCTGCAGGAGGTTCACTAGAAACTCTTGGAG